TCTTGTACCTTGATAATTTTGACCTCGTAATACAGCAAATTGGTCATTTGCTAAAATCTCTCCGTCTAAGGCTTCTGTCAATGTGATGATAGGATATAAGCCGCTAACTGTTGTGCTATAGTTGGCTACATATATTTTGTTTTTGACTATAGGATTACTCTCATTCAAGAATACAATTCTTGCGCCTGCAAATAATAATAAGTCGCTGTTATTTTTACTATTAGCTACGAATGAAATTTCAGGAGGTGTGAATGAGGGTGGATAGATTAGGCTTGCACTACCAGGAATGATTGTTGGTAATGGGTAAAATACTGTAATAGTATAGGTGCTTGTACCATCTATAGATAAGATTCTTGTGTTAGTAGGTAATTGACTTTGGTTGCCTCTGATTTGATCGTTAATGTACATGCCTACTGTCAAATTACCTACTACTGTGCTTGCAGGTATTGTGATAGTAGTGGCCGTCAATGAAAGGGCAGTGCCATCACCTTGAGTAGCGTAGCCAGTACCGACACCTGCTGCTGTAGCAATAAATGTCCCACCTACAACGGGATCTCCTGCTCCCCAACTGCGATTATCAGGATCGCTTGGATTTAATGGATCATAATAACTAATATTATTCCATAATGTGGTGCCTAATTCTGTAATAGTATATTCTAAATCTGCGATCAAATCACCTGAATTAATCACACCGGTACTTTGTGCTGTAAATAGAGTTTCAGCGGCTTGTCCACCACCAGAACCTACAGTTTCACCGGAATATACAGCAGTGAAGATTGAACCTACTTCATACACACCATCAACCAATCCTGTTCCTGATCCTGTGGCTGTAGCTATAAATGTACCCCCTACTATGGGTACTCCTATATATCCTATACTATTCCAGTCAGTATTTCCTAAGATAGTAATCTCATATTCTTTACCGACGGTTAAATTTGAAGGTGAGATATCTGCCGTTCCTGCAATAGCATTCCAATCAGTACTACCTAATAATGTAATAACATATTCAATGCCGGGGACAAATTCTCCCTCAACAAAAACATTAACACCTAACGCTACCCAAGCAGCAGGTGCAGTTGTTCCTATATTTGTAATTCTATATTGTTGTCCTAATAAAAATTGACCTTGTGTTACAGTAGGACTTGCGGCGATAGTGGCTGACGTAGAATAATTTGTATAGGTTTCAACGTCAGGATAATATGCTGCTTGACCTGCTACAGCAGAAAATGCATCTGTAGTTCTTGTATCTACAAAGTCAACGCTTGATTTTCCAACTGTGCCGCTATTGAATAGTTTCAAGTTAGGATAAAATTCTAAGATTGGTCTTTTTGCTTTGTTTGTAGCATTCGCAAAAGTTGTTAAAATATCAGGATTATCATTATATTCTGAAGTTGCTTTTATGACATCACTATGGAACCATCTGTTGCTACGTGACCAAGCATTTTTGTTGATGCTATTTCTAGCGATAGTGATATAATCTGGATTTTCTGGAACAAATAATGAAGCGTCAAAGTTACCGATATCAAAGTTCGTTGTATCGTATGGTAATGATGTCTGAGTAGTGAAACTTTCTGGTACAACTAATGTATCAACAGGAATCAATTCGATAGCCGTACCAACTCCTTGAACATAATACTGTCCGGATAGATAACTTGTTGGAATTACGTCTCCGTCAAATTCTACTTTTAATCCATTTGTAAATACAACGCCATTTGTTGATGTGAAATTTTTCTTTCCTAATATCTCAGTATTGACATTTAAAGTATTAAGAGCATTACTTTCAATCAATCGTATGACACCTACTTTGTTTGGATTGACATTATCTTGATAATATAATATATCTAGTGGTGCTGAGATATAAGGAATTAGTTGGACATAACCATAATCATTTTTAAAGAAATTCTGACCTATATAATTAGTTCCAAATTGCGCAGTAATTTTTTGTTCGGAAGGGATCAGACCATTTGGAACAGGAGTGAGTTTTAATACAGGATCAGTGACATCACCTACATAAGTGATATTAAAGAAATAATCATTTACATTTACATAAAAACCTTCTTCGTATAATCCTTCATTTACTCGTACTATCATATTGCCGATAGCCGCTGCGCTAGGGACATATGTTGGTCCATCTAGAGATAGGCTGATTGTGATAGTATTATTAACTGAATTAATAGTCTTAATATAATATATGACAGGCTGATAGCGTCTTACTTTACCAGTACCGGCTAAAGGTCCAGTTGATGTAAATATTTTTCCGTCAGAAAGATCGTAGACATCAATATTTGTATTTGGTACAGTTTGAGAAACGCTTACATAATATGTGTCTTTACCAGTGAGTCCACTTGTTTCAGCATCATAACCTGTTATTGTGGTTCCTGAAGCGATTCCTGAACCTGTTATGGTCATACCAATATTAAACGCGCCTGATATGACCGTTTCTACTGTCAATAGATTGCCGTTTATTTCACCATTCAATGTCGCATTTGAGGTCACACCAGCATTTATCCAATTAGTATCACCTAATTCTGTGATCCAATACATCAAGCCTGCGGTCATCGATGATGAAGGTATTTCAACATATCGAAGCGGTGTGTATGGAAACAAACCACCAAAGCTTGGACCACTAAATGTTATGCTTCCACCTATCGATAGGTTTGCTACATTCGATAATGTGATATCTCCTGACCCGCTTATAGCGGTAGCTGTCTTAGTGATAGGCGCAACTAAATTACCATAGTTAGTATCATATGTCCCCTCAGCAAAGAAGTTTGAGACATATCCTATTTCATTAGTAAATTCTTCAGGTCTATTATTGGGATTATAGAACATAACTGTTCTACCATTCAGTGATGTCACCCCGTCAATATTATTAATGTCTGATAATCTTGCACCATTAACTTGCGAGAAAGGTAGTGTACTCACGACATCTACTAGATTGTTGCCTGGAAAATTAAATTCATTCTGTGCATCTTTGAACGGTACATTAAATGTGACTATACCCCTATCTTCGCCGTTGTTGTCTACTCCGTATACCATTCGTGTGTTAATGTTTGGCTGACTAGGATCTTTTCCTGTGACACCCGGTTTGCCTTGTATCCAAAATTCTGTATCTTGGTCTACGTAAAAATTATAAGTACCGCCGCGAATCAATGTGATTGTAGGATTATCCGCGCCGGCGCCTGCACCAATAGCTCTAATATTATATGTGTTTGGTAAACTTTCTACGATATATTCATTGTTCAAAAAGACTGTATCGCTAGCAACTATAACAGCGGGAGGACCTTCAGGTAACCAGTAATACTGGTTATAATTGATGATCATGTCTAAGTTGGTAAAACTATCCCAGCTATAGAATTGGCTATTAAACAGTTTACTATTATCCGTAGTGATTCCGCCTTGTAGTTTTAATGCGTCTAGTATACCTGGATAACTTATAAAATCTTTTGCGACAGATTCATTATTTTTAAGAAATGTGACCCCTGGCTCTAGTTGATAATCTGTTCTAACTTTAGTAGGTTCTGTCACATAAAAATCATTAGCATTCACGCCATAACCAAATTTACTTCCTACGTATCCCTGAATTTTTTTAGTCAGAGGGGGATTTACAAGTTGATCCAATGTAGCCGCTAGAAATTGGCTATTTGTAGGGGTTTGAAAAATACTCGGTAAAAATTCTAAAGTACGTATTCTAGTCATTTTATGCTATTTGTAATTCGTTAGGTGTTAATGCAGGGATTACTAAAATATCATTTGCTGTCGCAGCATTAGCAAATATTTCATATGGAGCACACTTAATCTCATACAATGTACCAAATGGCTCAGATGGGTCGTTTGGAACAAGCACAGCCGAACTAATTAGATCACCTAATTGGTTATGCAAGTATGCACTTAATTCTGAGAAGAAGAAAGTATCTCCAAAGTTCCAACTATTAATATCAAAATATGTATTCATGCTTGTCAATACCGCGCTACGTATTTCACTATCACTTGCTGTTGTTGTATTGTTTTTAATAACTTTAATTGTGCCGCGCAATGCTTGTGCTGCTTTTGGTCCAAATAAAGGTTTAAACACTACACTATTTAGAACCACAGAATCACTCAACATTTTGTAATCGTTGACTTTACTATAACTTGCTGATAATTCAGATATAGTAGGTCTAGGTGGTTCGGGCACAGTGTTTGTAGTGTCTTGTATATAATTCTGATATGCGGTGTAATATGCTTGAGTCACAACATACAAATCAATAATATTAGTAGTAGCCGGGTCGATGCGTGTAGTATTATTGCTGTTATGTCTATATTGGAAACTGAATCCTTGTCTGCCATACTTGATTGAATATTCTGGCTGCGGCACTAATACATAAAAAGGTGTTCTGACTGTTGTATCTTGCACCGTTTTAAAGAAAATATTATCGCTATAAGCGTAGAATAATTGACCTACAGGGTAATCATATTTTATAACTTCAATCTGATCTTCAGTAGCATATTGATATATGATATCAGTCGACGGAACTATTTCTAAACGAGTTAGATTCACGGCATCCTGGACCGTTCTGAAAAATACATATTTTCCTATATTGCTACTACCGGTCTCTACGCCTGTCAATGAATAGAAGAAATCTGGATTTAAAATAAGCTGACTATTATTAGTATCAGTCGCGCTGACTTCAACTTCAAAATCATTTATATATCCATCACTTTCTACTGTCTGTCCTAATATATTAACTTTGTAATCACGACCTAAGGCACTAGTAGAACTAGGAGCTGTATTAATTCCTAAGACATTGATGAAATCTTGTAATATCTTACCAGTAAAAGGATCGTATACAACTTGATTTAAATTAAAAGTAAATCTTGTATCACTCACGCTACCAAAATAATAACGTAGTGAGCGAACTAAAATTTGATATCTACGATTGCCTAAGCTTGTGAATTTAACAAACCAATTTGCGTCACTATGTGGTCTTATAGTCCATCTATCTTGGTTTACTAATAGTGAGTTGTTGAATACTAACGTAAAATCTTGTTCTAATTCCATTTTAATAATAGCTTCTTGAATATTAGAAATGCTTATAGAATTATCAAACACGGGTATTATCTGTGTTAATAAGCAGCCGCTAGGTACAAATCCGTTCAACGTCACAGGACCAGTACCATTACTGAAATTACCTTCGCCATTATTAGATCCATCACCGACAACATTTAATACTGTTGTCCATAATGTAGTTGGATTAGTACCAGGTAATCCTAATACTAATCTATTATTGACATCAAAATAATAACCGGTTGGCGCCGTAAATTGTAGCATAGCACCTTTAGTGATGTATTTTGTATTGTTAGTTGAGAAGATACCTATCTGTGTAGGTGTTCTGATAGTCAAATCAATATTATAAAAATATCCGTTTTCACTATTAGCATCTACAGTGCTTGTTTGCCAATATACCGCTGATGATCCTGTAGTTGGTAAAGTAAATCTTTTATACCAACTACCTTCGTTTATCGATGATTCATTTATATAATATTGATTTGCGCGATTTAATGATAATGCACCTGCTAAAGTATCAGTAAAGAAATTAATAACATCGCTGTTATTGTTAATTGTTAAATCTAAAACAATATTATCATCGTTTTCCCATATTGCGCCATCGTCGCCGAAACTATTGATGCTTGAATATTTTCCAGTTGGATCTAGTAAATCTAAATTTTTTGATACGCCGATACTACTACGGTTTATTGATTTTGATTTAATGATTGAACTGTATAATGTATAAGGAAAGTTGTTGTAATCCTCACCGTTCACCATGCGATTCTGTGTGTAGTAGCGTGTTGGTGCGCGTTGCTTGATGCTTGGCAAACTTTCGCGTGCCTGCGCATTGCTTACAGGTTGTGTTAACTGTAAGCCTAAAGTTAAGGTCTCGGCGCGACCCTCTCTTGTGATGTACGTGAACGCGACCGTCACACCTTGCATCTCGTTTGGATCGATTGTATAAGTCAATCCATTGCTTGCACGAACATAGGCTCTAAATGTCCCGACAGGAATATTACTAAACACACCATCACCAAAATTGTAAGTGACTTGATCGTTAAATCTTGAGCTTACACTAAAAATACTTTTACGTGATGTTTCTGTTTGCAAATAAGCATCAGCATAAACATTATCAACTTGATTCCACAAAATGCGTGTATTGTTATTGGCATTAAGTTGATATAACCATGTGTCTGTATTATTGATACCTTGTATATTGACCGGCACCGCTTGGTTAGCAATTTGTTGTTCTAGCACAAAGTCATAATTGTTAAGCGAACCTTGTTTGAAGTAAAAGAAATAACCTGTATTTGCGCTACCGAATCCTAACTTGTCATTTCTGTATAACATGTTGAATTTGCCGGTAGGCGCAGGAGGTAATTCATATAATGCATCACTATCTACACTTGATACACTTACCAATTCGAAATTCATACTGATGCCATCTACTGATGTGCTGAACGGTACTATCGGCAAACTATTAGCAGGTATTTGTAATGCATATTCCGCTGTTGCGATTCCTAATAAATCACTCACATTTCCTGGGCGACCGATGCGCTGACTGCTTATCAATGCAGCGTTAATGATCGTATTATATTGTTCAAACCAATTTGGATTTGCTGGATCGTTCCAAAGTATGATGGCATTACTTAGATTAATGCCGTTAAAATCTGTGATGTTCTGTGTTGTTTGTATGCTTACTACCTTTAACATTCCCTCAGCACATAAATTGCGTTTTGGGGTATAGCTCACAAGATTAGCTAGTTTGATGACGCTATCGCGGCGTTCGGCTGTATCTATAAAGTTTTCGCGGGCGTTTAGATCGTTTCTGAATGCTAGACCTTGACCCATGAACGCCATAACGTCTAATAATGCTATGAATTCTGAACTTTCTACATAGTCATTATATGTTTCAGGGTAGTAAATGCGTAGGTAATCTATGAAACTTTTACGTAATGTTTCATAGTCATAACTGCGGAAGTCGGCTTCACGGAAGGTTTGATAGATTGTTTTCCAATCATTTATACCAAACAATGCTGCCTGTCTAGAACTTGTAGCCATGATCAATCTCGTATTTTAATTATTTATCTAACCATAAAAACCGGTTTTTTAAGATCAAGCTACGCTAGCACTGTTTGTATTAGCGTCTAAAAATATGCTTAATAGTTCTGTTTGATTGAAGGGGACGATAGACATCTCTACTTCTAATAATATACCGTTTTGTTGCGGGTAAGCATTAACATAATTGACCATCAATCTAGGATCCTGACTGGCGATACGTCTAATTTCAGTTTCTAAAGCAAGTTGTGTGTCTTGTATGTTAGGATCAAAAACATATCCCCATATCGTTGTCCCATAGTCGGGTTGACCTACTTTCTCGCCCTGACGTATGTTTAGAGCATTGATTAAATCCTGTACGACTAGTCTTTCATCAACTATACGATACTTTTTTCCTGCAATAATTGGATTAGTTATTGAACCTACACCTCCCTGATAGCCAGGAGTCATGTTTGTGGATCTAGGCTTGTTTGCGTTTATTGTACTGAATCCAATATATTGTGGCATATAACTTATTTATTAACCTCTACTTCCAACGCCGCTAGATAAACTTCCCGATACAACTCTATTAGTTGGCTGACCACTAGTAGTCTGGCTTGTGCTGTTTTTACTTGTATCTGCGGTGTTTCTTATAGCGAATTGTGGGAATTCGTTATATAGATTGTCCAATTGTTTCTTTACCGCATTGCGCTCTGCTGCTTTTGCTTCATATTTTGCTCTTAGGCTTGCTACTACGCTTGATCCTTGCGGCAATGTGTTTTCAGCTAAACCATATGCTGTGTAGGCTGCTATAAATTCGTCATTTTTCTTTTTATACTCTTCTTTAAGTTGTTTTTGTTTCACGATAAATTCTTTTCTTTCTTCAGTGGTCTTTTCAATTTTACCAGATGCTTGTTCACTTACACCTATATAATTAGGCTCAGGTATTGCAGCATCATTCATAGCATTCTTAAGTTCGGCTGCAATTGTTTTTCTATCTGGCACAGTATTGACGCCGGCGCTAGGGGACTTTAATCCTAAACCTGCTGCAGCGATTGAACCTAATGCGTTTTGTAAAAGAGAAGCTGCGCCGGCGGGTAACTTACTTGTAGCCATATCAATCAAGCCATTCACGCCTGCTTCCTTTAACGACGTTAAATTATTTTGTGAAAATAAACTGTTTGCTAACGATAAAGCATTTGACTGTATGTTGTTTAATGCGTCTGTTGACAAGTTTTTGAGTTGTGCTTGTAAGTCGGCAGTGCCGGGCAATGAGGGAAGATTTCCCTTGCTAAAGTCTGTGATGCTTGCTACTGATCCTAAAGCGCCGGGTAAATTGTTTAACCCTGCCGCTAAAGATGCTGCTGTTGTAGACAAAGAACCTGTAACTGTCGCTCTAGATAAATCTTTTAATGTGTTTCCGGTAAATGGATTTGACAGTAAGTCTGGTAATTCAGCTTGTCCAAAAGGACTTGCTATAGAACTACTTATAGATTGATTTGATTGTACTGATTCACTTCCATTGCTAGGCATGTTAGCTAAATTCATCAATGATTGACCGATATTAGTAATATTTTGAGGTAATTTAGTAATATTTGAGATTTTACCCTGTGCTTGTTGAGCCAATTGATTTGATGATGCGCTCAATGATGCTCCGGACACTTGTAATGCTTTATTTTTTTGTGCTTCTGTTAAATCATTTGGTACATTTGGTTTTAAATTTGGAATGCTATTTTTTATGGTCTCATAAGCATCAGCTTGCAACCCTCTTCCTGTGCTTACTAAACCACTTGTAGCCGGATTTTTTGCTAAACTTTGCAATGCTGTCTCTACACCATCTAAAGAGCCTAATCCGCTTTCTGCAAGCTTACCTGCAAAGTTACCTGCTTCAATATCTTTTTGAGTTGCGTTTAAATCGCCTCTTGGTTCTTTTTGAAGTATACTACCATTTACATCTTTATTACTTTTGATAACACCTAAAACGTTATCAACGCCGTTATTTGCTGCGCTTAAAATGACTCCATTGATCTCGCTAGGTGCTTCCGCTCCAGTAATTAATCCTGCATTCTGAAGGCTAGTCTGTGCAACTTGCAAGTTTTTTACAACAGCATTTGATTGTGCAGGTATATTTCTTACAAAACTATTATAATCTTTTGCTCCAGATTTACCTGTAAAGATTGCAGGTGGCATGGCTTTTGATATGTCTACACCTGATGATAGTAAACTTTGTACTAAACCAGATGAGCCCGGCTTTATTATACCTGCGTTCTCTAACTGTTTAGGTGTAAGTGCATATTGTCCTATATACGTGTCTATGCCCTGTTGAGTTTCTACAGTTGTAAATCCTTTAGTAGCAGCAGGTGCTAAATTACTTTGAGCAACATTTTGTGCTATAGTTCCAAGTGTTGCTTGCGTGGTTAAAGGTCCTATGCTAGGACTGACCTCAGGGGTTTTAGTTGCTTTTATGATATTTGCATTTTCAACTATCATAATTTTTTATCTTCCACCTCGTAACGAGGCTTTAGGTGATTGCGGTAATTTATTATTAGCTGCACCACTTGTTTGTACATTAACCCCTAATCCTGCCATGTCCCAAGGAGCATGTGCAGGTGCACGGCTTGTAATGCTCTTAAGTTTATTAGGAGCAGCAGTCCAACCTTTCGTGTTATCAAACAACGTATCAGTATGTTGAGTTTGATCGATGACTGGCACTGTTTGTGGGTTAGTCGATGTTTTTCCTGAATTTAAATTAACTCGACTACCATTCACAAATGCTTTCGCACCACTAGCCATGCTAATATCGCCTTGACTATACATGCTATATGGACCATCAGCTTTAACAGTATGTGTGCCCATAGTATATTGATTAAAGTTAGCGCCTACTCTTACTTTTGTATCTTTTTTACTTTCAATCTGTATATTTTCTGCTTGTATGTTTAAATTTTTAGTAGCGTTTATGTTTATATTATTATCAGCATGTAAGTTGATGTCGCCCTGTGTTCTTACGTTAAAACTGTTTGTTGAGTAAATGTCTACAGTTCCTTCTTTACCTAATTCAACATAACTTTGTCCATTAGCATGTAATATCATTAATGTTTGACCGCTATCGCTCATCATTATTTGATGACCTAACGAACTACGTATACGTATTAAATTATCTTTACCGGCGATGTCGCCATCATCCATAACTAAAGTATGTCCGCCTCTTCTGGCAACAACTTTTAATTGTTTATTTTTTTCTTGTAAGTTGTCAACAACCGTCTCGTCGTTGTATCCACCTTCATAAATTGGTCTGCCGGGAGTGCTTATACCAAATCCTACTCTACTAATATTCTCGCGCTGTGCGCTACTAGTGATTGGTCCACGAATAGGATCGCGGATTACGCCCTGCTGCCACATCGTGCTTGCTATCCAGCTTTGTACTGGTTTAGCCGCGGTCAAATATTTTGTTGTTTTTGTAAATTCTGGATTGTTTGAATTTATATTTGTAGTGGGCAATATAGGAGCATCACCGTATTTTTTTGCTTCAGCCTGATTAGGTACGATCACATTTGTCGCGCCTATAGCAGGAACCATTTGTAATGCGTCAGCTTCAGGTATGCAACCTATATAAAATCCGCTATCCAATTGACCATCAGCAAAAATACAAAGCACTTGTGTGCCGACATCAGGTGGACTAAACCACATGCCATAACTACTTGAATTTCCTTTGTATGTGCCTTCACCTGATTCAGGGCTTGCTGCTCTAGTCAGCCCATAGAAAGGGCTTAAGAATTGTACTTTGCGCCAGTTGCGATAATCTTCAGGATCGGTGCCGCTGTTGTCAAGCAAATATACTTCTAACGTACCCATTCGTTTTGGGTCGCTATTATTTTTCACTATGCCTATAACGGGAGCAATTCTAGGATTAGCTCCACCGCTAAATGGACTACTACGTTTTGTAGGACCTTTTGCTTTTTGAACGTCTTGTGCCATTAATATCTCCTAATTAAGGTCCTGTAAATCTTCCTGTGCGAATCGCTTCAATCTCATCTGGCATATAGCCTAAATTAAACAATTCAGCATCACTCAATCTATTTAAATCTGTTGGTTCTCTACCTTGGTTTTCTGTTTGCGGGGCGTTGTCCGGAGTTGGTTGAACATTACTATCGTCATCAGCGACGGCGCCTTGAGGCGTATTTTTAGTTTGTTGACTACTTTGTTGTGCAGGTGCTGATTGTATCGCGGGAGAACCTTCTTGCGGTGCTTTAGCAGGTTTGCTTCCCGGAAATGTCGGGCCTATCAAATTCAATGTTTGCTCAAATCTACCGTTTGCAAATACACTATCAACTTCAGTAAGTATATAAACTATATTATCCTTTGCTATAGCTTTAACATCGTCTGGATATTCAATGAACAAAATGTTTTGATTTATGTTTTGCAAACCTGTTTTATCTTTATAGTCTTTGCCTTCTTTAAAAGAAACTTCGACAAAGACTTGTCCGCCCTGTGCATTGATAGTAAATCCATCTGTATCATAAAATTGATCATACAGAGAATTGATAGAGGTCGCTGCATCTCTTATAAGAAAATCGGGGTCGCCTAAGATTTTCATACGACCTGAATAATATGCTCCCAAATCATTTAAGTAGGTTAATACACTATTTTGTGCTTCTAGGCCCACACCTAATGCTGATGTCCTGTCGCCGTTATTTCTTACACCGGTCGCGATGGGCATCACGCCACCGCCTGTCGCTGTACCGGCTGGATTGTCTCCTCCGCCGCCATCTGAACGCAATCCTGTATTACCCGCACTACCAGTACCATTTGAGCCGCCTGTACCGGGTCCAGAATTATTTGCAGGATTTTGTGATTCTCTACCACCTGCGCTTGTCTGTCCACCACTACCGGCTGCCTCAACTGATGGTCCTAATCCTAACACACTATTAAAATATAGATAGTTAAAATTAAAATCCATATCTAAAATTTCAGTGTTCTGCCCTGTAAACCAATACTGATATCGTTTGTGCGGACCATAATATTTTTTACCTGCGATACCATATGGTGTCTCGATGCTTGGTACATCATACATTTGAATTATATAATTCATTTTGTACGTCCAATCGCCTATAATAGGATCCCAGTTAGCCTCTGTTATTTCTGGTTTTATATTAACCCAACGTATGGGAGCGGGTTCTTTTTGTGTTTGTTCATAATTTTTCTTTTCTGGATCAGGTTCTTGTGCATTGACAAATATAGTTTTTAATGCCTTCTCCATCAATGTACTTCTTTTTATGATTGTTTCGATTGCTGAAATAATAGTAGTGTCTTGATTAAATTGAAACTCTCTTTCTGTAGGTTCGGCAGTTTTAAAATTTTGTCCGTCTGTAGATTCATCTGTTGTTGTGGCTGTAGTAGATCCCCAACGATATTTTTTAAGATCGGCATCTGATACTAATGGTGCTTCTTTTACTAATGTCTCGGCATCTCCTAAATATGTTACAGTAAATTCATTGGCAAATTTCTGGCTAGGTGGGTTTAGAGTAGTTTTATCTTTTTCTATTTTATTAAGATTTTTAAATAATCCTAATTCGCCCATCAATGCATCGTGAACTGTTTTACCTTTGACTTTATTTCCCTGTGGCATTCTTCCACGCTTCACGCCTAATAAGGCTTGCCCATTGATGCTTACAGCCCTACACTGATACTGAACCGCTCTACCGTTAATTTGAAACTTCATCTCACTAATCTGTATATCATAAAAGTTTTCAAATAACGCATCGCCACCTAATGGGTCAATTGCGTTTCCATAACGTGCATCTGAACCTTTCACTAATCTACCATCTTGATCGTAACCATAAAAACGAATGCCTAATACGAAAAACTGTCTAAAGGCATTAAACAATTTTTGATAGTCCGGGGTGCTACTATAGGCCTTAAGTGCCTCGCTTGCTCGTTTTAAATCACTTAAGAAACTAAAACCATATGGTTCAGTGATTGTAAAAGATAATTCTGATACAGCGGTTGCTGATGTTCCTGTAGATTTTGTGCTGGTCAATGTTTTGAATCTTAAATTATCTATAAAATAGTCTACAGGTTCATTTTGACTTGAAGGGGGCATTCTTTGACTATTTTGAGCATTAATACCGCCGCTTTGTGCGATAATAAAAGCTCCGCCTGTGGGAGGTTTAGAGCCTTGACCTACAGGAGTGGCGCGACTTAATGCATCTATCTTTCTTCTACCCGATGCAACGAAAGCCTTGTATGCGTCAGGTGTTATCATATAAAGTGAAATGTTGTATGTATAACTAGCCATTTTACTTAATGGATTATACAATCTACGACCTGGTTTGCCTGCTGTAGGTTTTGGTTCTGGAACTCGTTTACCTGTTACAACTACCTCTTCTAGTTCATCCTTGCTTGCTGAAATTCCTATCTCTGGTACGCCGTCAGCGCCTATAGTTGCCTGTTGTCCAGGATCATTAGGACCAAATCCATCTACTGCATTAGTCTTATTAGGATTACTATCGTCATCAGCTTGGCCTGTCAATTGAGGTTTTTTTGCTGCGGCTGCAGGGTCTTGCGGGTTGTCTGGAGCCTGTGCTGTGGGATTAGCCTCTGTTGCAGGTTCGGCAGGTTTAGTTTCAGCAGGAGAATCCTCACCTAACCATTTTCTGTAACCAGATGCAGTTTCATTATCTACTTGTACAATTTCTGAAAATTGAGTGCGTAAAGTCTCGGCTAGCAATGCAGATTGTTCAGGATTTAGGCCTGGTACACCTCCTGCATTCCTTATTCGTTGCCAGTATGCTAAATCACCTGTTACCTGTTTTCCCGGTAAAAATAAAGTAATAGTAGGTTTGTTAGTAGAAGGATCAATGGTGCCAGTAAGTACCATTTCATATCTAGGAAATTCTGAATTTACATTCGGAGGTGTTTTGACAGTAACCGACGATTGATAATCTACATAGGCCATATTATATACCTAATACTTGTCTTAGTGTCTCTAATTTAGGTATGTATATTTGAACTCCGGCAACAAAATCAAAATATGGATCAAAGCCTAATCTATTAGGATTACGTGCAGCGAATATCCACCATAATCTTCCGTCACTGTACAAGTCATATGCTAGTAAGTCAGGACGATATTGATAAACTTCAGGTATAGTATAAAGCACATCGCTAGAGAAACTTGGTATTGGTCTGTAGACCATGAAGTCCAAATACTTCTCATTAAAAATTCCTGTATCTTTATAAGGACTTGTTGATGGATATAAATTATTCTGTGCCATTACCAGTGACCTGCTCCTTTTCTACCTTGTGCTCCATAACCTCTGATTAGATTACCATTAGCATAATCCTTGAGACTGAACACGTTGCTTGTTTCGTAGCGTGACATGATCGGTACGCAGCTTATTTGTAAATTGATTTTAGTTGGTACATAAGTGACATTTTGTTCATTTACGAATGAGCCAGGTTTAAAACCTGATTGTACCCAATTAGGAGCCGATAATGCGCCACCGGGGGTTAGATTTAATCCCACTGCATTTCCTATCGTAGCTATCCCTTGTGATAGTCGGCCTTGTATATAATCTTGCGCTATCTGTCCCCAACCTTTTTTGATCACAGGTTTATTTGGAATACTTGATTCTCTTCTTCCTGTGACTGTAACTTCTTCTAATCCATCTAGTTCTGGATTAGCTCCGGCTCTTATATAATCTACATCTGAAGGTAAGCTATAGTTAAAATTTTGTATCGCTAAAGGGTGTGCGTTAAATTGAAATTCTCCTAAACCATATAAGAAGCACATAGGAGGTGGTGTGCCCGGTTTAGGATTTTGATCTTGACCATAAAACATTTTAGTGGCGCTTCTAAAGAAATGTATCACGGCTAGTAGATATCTAGCCTCTTGCGTATCTTGCGCTGTAAATTCACAGCCGATAGAGATGTTATCAACATAACTATTTTCATATTGATAGTATCTATAATTGCTATGTGCAGGATCTACTGGCTGATAATTTGCGCCATATGTTACTTGTATGCTAGGTGTATAAGGAAATATAACACCGTCTGTATTACGCAATGGTTGAAGCAATGAATTGCTACTATCATTATACAAATAAGTTGAACTTGGTGCTAATGCAAGTCGCACTCTCCAATCTTTTCTTGCTTTGAAATTAGTTGACTCTCTTTCTGTTGCCTGATTTCTAGCATTACTAGTCGCGCCCGTCGTACTGTTAGGTCTTTTAGCTGTGATAGTAACTTCTTCTAGTTCGTCAGCAGGATCGATGTTTATTTGCGGTGCATCTACATCAACAACGCCGGCATCAATCAGGTTCGGTTCGCTAACTGTTAATGGTCTGTCTTGTATTCTGTTTCCTTGTACCGTAACTTCTTCTAATGGCTCTTCGGCATTAGGATCAGAGCCAGGTTGTAATTTAGTTTCGTTTGCTCTTCTTGCTAATATTGTAAATTCTGGTAGCGTGTCACCCGGTTGTGTAGTTTCGATAGCACCGGGTATGCTGATAGGCGTGGTAGATGCATCTTTTCCTTTACCTGCTGTTCCAGGAGTTCCTGTACCTGCATTATTTGCACTTTCTGTTGACTGTGTTGTTGCTCTTTGTGCTTCTCTAAATGCGGTATTAGCTTTAGTTGCTAGAGGTATTAAACGTTGTTGTAAGCTTTGAAATTGTAGCAACAATGATTTTGCTTGATCAGCTTGTGCTTTACACCCTGCCTTAGTCGCTTGTGAGATAAACTGTGTTAAATATGAAACGATTAAATCAACTTGGCCGGCATCTACGTTAAGGGCGTTTGCTATGCTACTTAAAGAGCCGATATCAGCCGGCAATGATCCCGAACCGCGTGATATACTTTGATTTGCGCGATTGGCATAGCCAGCAAAATCGCCTCGTTGGTCATCAAGTTCTTTTTGAAAATCTGCACAAGTTGCCATTGTTTTACGTCCGTATTGCTAGTATAAATAGCATGTCTGTGTGTATTTATCGCCCTAAAAATCACCAATTTTTACTATAGGACTTGACATTCATCGTCGGGCGTTGTATCATTTTTACAACACTTTTATAAGAGGAATTATGTCTACAGCAAAGAAACCAGTAAACTACCTAAACAATAAAGATATTCTAAAAGAAATACACGCAAGCAAATCAAGTTATTGCTGCTATAGCCGTCAAGAATATCATCAATATGATCTAATTATCGACATGCCACAAAGCTCATTAGAGAAGTCATTAGATCAATTATCAAGACCAAAAAACATAAAAGCTGCTAGAGAAGCAAGGGCAGCAAGAATTTTAGTCCAGACCGGAGAAGAGGTCAAGCTAAAGGACATCCCAGTAACCGATCTAGTATTTCGTGTCATGACTTGGGATCATATTCCAGTCAGCCCAAAACAACCACGTAAGGTCGTAAAGAAAAAGACTGCTAAAGACATCCTCGAATTTGATGACGTTGAAGATGAAAATCTATTTGAAGATTTAGAGATTGAAGAAACGAAGGATGATGTAGATGACATGGTTCATGTCAAGGTCAACTTTCCTCCTTTCCAACATTATAAGTTAGACGAAAACAATAGTGCTGTATGTGTTGGCAAGAGTCACTGGAAGGGTGGCGTCAAGACCGGAGAGTTCAGCAAGGATCATGGTAAGATTACAGACAAGTTAGCAAGAATGTTCATCATGCTTTGTGAAAAGTATGCCATGAAATTCAATTGGCGCGGATATACTTACAACGATGAGATGCGCAATAGCGCCATTCTACAGTTGACTTATGTTGGATTGCGTTTCAATGAAGCAAAGAGTGCTAACCCATTCGCATATTACACAGCAGCTATCACAAATAGTTTCTGCCGTGTATTGAATACCGAAAAGCGTAATCAAAACATCCGTGACGATATTTTAGAAATGAATGGATTGAACCCAAGTTTCACTCGTCAAATGGCTGGAACAAAATTCAATCAGTATGAAGAATAACCAAAAAAGTTGAATAGAATCAATAACTTACATATAATAACTAGATGTCCAACTTATTCAAGAAGGCAGCAGTATTTACTGACATACATTTTGGTCTGAAGTCAAACAGTCTTGAGCATAATCAAGACTGTTCAGATTTCGTCGACTGGTTTATACAGACTGCCAAACAAGAAGGCTGTGAGACCTGTCTTTTCTTAGGTGATTACAATCACCATCGTGCAAGCATCAATATCCACACAATGCAGTATGGCTTACGTGCCCTCGAAAAACTAAATGATGCATTTGACACGGTGCATTTCATTCCAGGCAATCACGATTTATATTATCGTGATCGTAGAGATATTCATAGTGTTGAATGGGCAAAACATTTATCAAATGTTCATATTGTCAATGATTGGTTTAGTGAAGGTGATGTGACCATCGCGCCTTGGATCGTAGGAGACGAATATAAGAAACTGTCAAAGTTCAAAACAAAGTATTTGTTTTCGCATCTTGAACTGCCACACTTCTACATGAACGCAATGGTTGAGATGCCTGATCTTGGTGAGATCAATGATAACCATGTATCGGGATTTGAACAAGTTTATAGTGGTCACTTTCACAAACGACAAGCACGTAAGAACATTTGGTATATGGGCAATGCATTCCCACATAACTATGCTGATGCAGGTGATGATGCTAGAGGTATGATGATATTAGAATGGGGTCGTGACCCAGTATTCAAATCATGGCCACAACAACCTGTATTTCGTGTTTATAAACTAAGTGATATATTAGAAAATCCTGAGGGATTATTATTGCCAAGAGCAAGTGTCCGTGTGCATCTTGATATTGATATCAGCTATGAAGAAGCGAACTATATCAAAGAAACACTGATACCAAAACATCAACTACGTGAAATGGCATTGATACCAATCAAACTAGAACAACATCAATTGGATCTTGCCCCAGGTGAGTTGAAATTTGAAAGCGTTGATCAGATAATAACAGATCAAATCAGTAATATTGAAAGTCAATTTTATGACAATAAATTATTACTAGAGATTTATAGGAACTTATGATTCATCTAAAGAATATCACATTACGAAACTTTTTAAGTATCGGCCAAGTCACGCAGGCTGTCAACTTTGACAGCAAAGAACTAACATTAATTCTTGGTGAGAACCTAGATCTAGGTGGCGATGGCGCACGTAATGGCACTGGTAAGACTACATTGATTCAGGGATTAAGTTATGTATTGTTCGGTACTCCAATCAACAACATACGTAAAGATAATCTAGTCAATCGCACTAATGGCAAGGGCATGATGGTCACACTAGAGTTTAGTGTGAATGGTGTTGATTATAAGATTGAGCGTGGTCGCAAGCCAAACATACTAAAATTTTATGTAGATAATAAAGAAGAAGAATGTGTCAACGATGCTCAAGGTGAGAATAAGGAAACACAAGAGCATATTGAACGTGCTATAAACATGACACCCGATATGTTCAAGCATATCGTTGCATTGAATACTTATAGCGAACCGTTTTTGGCTATGAAAGCCAATGATCAACGTAATATCATTGAACAGTTGCTTGGTATCACACTACTCAGTGAAAAAGCGGATCTAATCAAAGAACAAATCAAAAGTACAAAAGATAAAATTACCGAAGAAGAATATAAGAACAAAGCGATTGAAGAAGCCAATAAACGTATACAAGAACAAATCGACAATCTAAAGCGCAGAGCAAAACTGTGGGATACTAAGCACGATGAAGATTTGCAAAAACTACGTGACGATTTAGAGGAGTTACAAAAGATTGATATTGATCTTGAATTGCAAGGTCACAAAGACCTTACCCTTTATAATCAGCGAAAGAAAGATCACGCAGACTTAGATAAAAGCATCAATAGAACAGAAGATGACAACAGTAAAGAAGAAAAGTCACTAAAGAAAATAGTAAAAGAATTAGAACAACTACAAGACCACAAGTGTTATGCTTGTGGTCAAGATTTCCATGATGAAAAACATACGAAGGTTGTAAAAGAAAAAGAAAAATCAAAGCGTGAGTGTGAAAAGAGCATCAAGGAATATACTGAATTATTAGTAGAGCTAAAGAAAGCTAAAGAAGAATTAGGCCCTATCGGCAAGCAACCTAAGCTATATTACGATACAGAACAAGAGGCGTTCCAGCATCGTAGTCTAGTTGACAGTTTAGTGAAGTCGATAGACGAAAAAGCTAACGATGTGAACCCGTACAACGATCAAATAAGTGAAATGGAAAACCAAGCACTTCAAACTATATCTTTTGATAAGATCAACGAATATTCAAGATTGGTCGATCATCAAAAGTTCTTGCTTGACTTATTGACAAGTAAGGATAGTTTTGTGCGAAAGAAAATTATAGACCAAAACCTCAGTTATCTCAACGCAAGACTCACACACTACTTGGACAAGATAGGTCTGCCTCATCAAGTTATATTTTTGAATGACCTGTCGGTTGAGATAACTGAACTTGGACGCGAATTAGATTTCGATAATCTTAGTCGTGGTGAACGCAATCGTTTGATTCTTGGCTTATCATTTGCTTTCCGTGATGTATGGGAAAGTTTATACAGACCAATCAATACATTGTTCATCGACGAATTGATTGATAGTGGATTAGATAGCATTGGTGTTGAAAACAGCATGGCTATTCTCAAGGACATGAGCCGCAATCGTAATAAGAGCGTATGGCTAGTCAGTCACCGTGAAGAATTAGCAGGTCGTGTGCCTAGCGTATTGAAAGTAGTGAAAGAAAATGGATTTACTACGTATAATACTTGTCATGATTTGGCATAAATTTTTCAGTCACACTTACAAGAGATAAAATATAGTCATGCCTAATCCACAAAAGCAAAAAGGAAATAGTTTTGAGAGAGAAGTCGCTACTTTTCTCAGTGAATTGTTTAACGAAAGTTTTATACGTGCGCCTGGAAGCGGTGCATATGTAGGTGGAAAAAATCAAGTTCGTACACAAATCTTACACGAAGGACAGATACGCAGTTTCAAGGGTGATATTGTCCCTGGACAAAGTTTCAATAAGATGAATGCTGAATGTAAGAGTTACGCAGATTTCCCGTTTCATTTAGTTCTGACTGGTCATTGTAAAGTATTAGATGCGTGGTTAGATCAGATGATGTCTGTTGCTGAAAATGATGACCTAAATATATTGTTTATGAAATTCAACAGAAAAGGAAAATTTGTTTGTGTGCAAACATCTCTAACATGGGTGACAGATCAATTTTTATATTATACAAGTGAAAAACACAAAGATTGGATAATAATTGAATGGGATCATTTCTTTAGGCTCAACAAAGACCTTCTTAAAACATACTGTTCTGGTATAAAAGACATCAAGTCAACAAACATTGTAGAAATCAATACTTTAGTCAATACAAACAATTAGTCTGATAGGGGTGCCCTATCCTCCTTGAGCAAGTCTAGTTTACTAGTCACCTGCGGATCTGGAGTAAAGACACATATTAATATGTGTCGAATACCGAGTGGGCAATCGACAGGTTTGCGAACCCACAATGAGTACATATCTTATTTCGTTTTGCTGATATGTAACATGCGTTGCAGTAGATGATGAGTCTACAACTACAGTCCATAAACTTTACAGTGCAACCGGTAGCGTGATACATCACAACAGGGTAGTGTCACGGGAACAAACGACATGGGTAATGGGCAGGCAAGTCCTTTATTGATGGTAGTGCTGAATAGCACTACCATGGGTTCAAAGCGGCAAGTAATATAAATCCTTAAATAATAAAACTACTGAGTGAGCGATAGCGAACGAAGTGTTGTCCGAAGGACAACTTAAAAGTAATTTAATCCAGTTTTCTTAACCGTTTCCATGTGTTCTTCTATAATCTCATTGATGAATTTTCTTTCGGAATTAGACATGTTAAGGATGTCTTGGTAACTAGCACCACCGCGAAGATGCCAAGCCATGGATAATGCTGATTTTTTAATGCCCCCGACTTCTGTTTCCATACTTTTAATTAACTTCTCAACCTCATCGGGGGTTGCGTTTAGAAGCCTTAGCCGAAAAAATCGCTAGCGTTCAATGTGAAGGGTTGTTTATATTCATGGCTGCATCCGGCGCATTGAATATCTAATGGTTTTAATTCTGTGCTTGCTTTGAGATTAGTATTATAATCTCTCATGGTTTCATACATGCCAGCATCACAATTACGTAGGAAATCTAAAATAAAATCTTTCTCACGCACAACACCATTGGGGGTTTGGATATATTCTATTGATTTTGAAATCAATTGCATGGTTATATCAGTGATGCTTTTGATAGCTACTTGTGTTGCAGCTATTTTTTGCTTTTCATCTTGAATCTTTTCAATCTCAGCAAAACTCTTTTGAACATCAAATTGACCCAATGCCGCTTCATTCATCTCGGCATAAGTCATTGGTTTAAATTTTATGGATAAATTATTAATTTCTAATTTTTGATCGTAGTTACCCTGTTTTAAAGTTTGTAAAACATTGACTAAATTTACTCCATACGTATTTGTTTCTTTACATGAAGGACATGATGTAGTGACATCTAAGGTAGTATCGCCGCCGGCAGCTCTTATACCGATCAATATTGCGTCTAGATCGCTTGTTGTCAATCTCCAAGGATCTTTAATATTTGGTAAGCAACTTTTAATCACATCCGCAACAGCATTGCCGTTGAACAATGCATCAGGCGTTCTTAATGATATTTCATCGATTGCTGTCATAGGATAAACCGGCAATTCGCCGTTTTCCGGCATGTCTATCACATCAGGGCTATAGTCTTTACCCCTACTAGGTAGATTGATAAACACGGCTGGTCTACGGAAGTACTGTTTTAGCGGATTATTGTCCATATATTAAACCTCTTTAAATTTGGCATTTTTGCCAATTATAAATATATAAGTTGAGATATTTATAATTAGGTAAAATACCCATAAAAAATGACACCCGAACAATTACAAGACCTGTCCAATAATCTAAACGATCTACGTGCAGCTATTAATCAAATAGCAGGTGCAAGTAGCATCATGGCTAATAGTCTTAACAGAACTATACAGGGTTTAGGACAAGTCGATCCTACATTTAGACGAGCGGCATCAGCATTAGACGAAAGTGTTAATAGAACAAGACAAGCAGGAAATGCTATTCAACAAGAACAGCAGGTTGCAGCTCAAACAATTAGAAGAAATGCACAAGATCAAGAAAATGCTACTAGGGGTTATGTAGCATCTTTAAGAACTTTAACTAATGGACTAACATCGGCAACAGCTAGTTTGCAAAATCTATCTGGGATAGCGCAAATTGCAGGTAATTCAGTTTCTTCATTAGGTATAAAAATGGGCGCTGCCGGGGATAAAGCTGATGCGCTTGGAAGATTTGTTACCGGTATCGGCGAGAATATTTTTAAACAAGCGGAAGCATATAACGCTTTAAAAAACTCATTGCAACGAATGGGTGCTGCAGGAGAACATACAGCATCTAGCCTATACCAGTACGGTAAAGCAGCAGGATTATACAGTGAAACATTAGGTTACATGCTCGGCCCAATAAAAGCATTGGGTACTAATATAATATCATTAGGAAGAGGCGCTGGCGATGCTCAAAGAGCATTCATGGAGATGCTCCAAGTCAGCGATGACCAAAGAGCAATGTTTGCTCGTTTGGGCATGTTTCAAGAAGATTTAATTGCTAGACAAGCAGATTATGTAGCACAACAACAAGCAGCTGGTATCAGTATCAGGAACATGAATACTGATATGCAAAGTTTGCGTAAAGCAAGCCTTGACTATGTAAGAAGTTTATATGACTTGAGTGCATTGACCGGTCAATCAATCGAACAAGAAAGAGAAAAACAAAAAGAGGCTGTTTACGAACGTAGATTAATGACCGAAATGTTCGCTAAACAAGCGGAAGCTGCTCGCTTAAGAAGAGAAGCCGATCAAGCTGAAGCGTTAGGCACTCCGGAAGGTTTAGAAGAGGCAAGAAGAAAACGCGGTGAAGCGGCAGCGTTAGATAGACAAGTTCAGGCACAAGAAAAATTAATAAGATCATTAAGCGAATTGCCAAAAGAAATGCGCGATGGCATTATCGGGGCAATGACAACAGGCGGTATAGTTAATGAAGGTGCAGAAGTACTAGCACGCCAGGGTGTTCTTGATGACATCTTAGAAATAACAAGTAACCTAAAAGAACGTGCGGAAAGAGGAGAGCAAGTCGATCCAGAAATGGAAGCCCAACGCATTATGCAATTGATCGGTGAGGGTCAAGCACAAAATGCTGAAGTATTAAAAAATGCATTGTTAGTAGGCGGCGACGAACTTGCTAGAAAATTAGGTTTTAGTATCAAAGATATAGAATTTGCTAGAGATCAATTAGGTAGAGATCGCCCAGCAGAACTTGAAGCAGCCAGACGTAGAAGAGAAGCAGCAGAAGCCGGAGGTCAAGATTTAGTTTCTGATACTGCCGCAAGATTGCAAGGACTTTCTATCGCATTAAATCAAGCCGGAGAAGAACTAACTGCTGCAACTAGTCCCTTTATTCAAGGATTTAATTTAGTAACAAATGAATCTGTAAGAACAGCAGGTGCAATACAATCTTTAGGAGAAGCTGCTGTTGATGCTATTGGTAAAATAGCCTCAACAACACAGGGTTTGTTACAAAATGCAGCAAATGCAAGTGATAAATTTTCAGGAATACCAACTCAAGGAGGTAGCAGTACAATAGGACGTAGACTCCCTGTTGATCAACAGGGTACAACACCTTCGCCTGTCGCACCAGTTGCAGCCCCTACCACACAAGAAACACAACCTCCTACTACACCAGCTGATACTACGCAGGTTGCGCCTACTGCCACAGCTACACCTGTACCTACATATGCCCCTATCACTGTTGAAACAAATTTAGGAAATAGAATCACATTAAATGCAGGTGCTGTTGGAAAAATTGCAGGACAAATTAAAGAAGGAAAAAATAGAGACCAATTAAGAGGGGAAATAAGAAAATTAATTGGTAACAACACAAATTATAATCAAGCAACTATTGATAAAATTATTGATAAAGTTGCTGAAGTTGCAAATTTACCTAAACCAGCTGGAAGTGCCGCAACAGCTACACCGACTACACCTGCAGCACAAGTTCCGACACAAGTACCAGAAGCTGTGCCGACTACACCTGTAACGGAAGTTCCGACACAAGTACCAGAAGCTGTGCCGACTACACCTGTAACGGAAGTTCCGACACAAGTACCTACAGTAGCACCGTCTACTACCAATGCTCCACCGGTAACTGGTGCAAGACCTGAACCAGCTACAGTTGCTAGACCTAGCCCAACTGCTACAGGTACACAAAGACCTCGAGTAACAACACCTGCCGCCGGCACTGTTGCACCTAGAGATTTAGACGTATCAACTCCTAAAGTAATTGATACTGTAAGCTCAGAACAACGTAATTGGCAAAATCGTGAAAATGAGTTACGTAATCGTTTAAGCGATATGGTGCGTAATAAAAAATCAATCACTAAAGATCAAGCAAATCAGATTTTAGATTACTATGATACATTAAAAGATAAGCCAGGTGCTATACCAACTGTTGATCAAATTATTCAGAATTCTGGAGCGTTGCGTAGACCTACTACGGCGACAACAGCGCCAGTCAATACAAATGGCGCCCGCCCAGAAGCAGCACCTAGAGTACAGGCAAATTTACGTAGACCTAGAGAGGTAACTCCGCCGGCTGATTTAGCAAGAAGAGCTGGATATAGAGAAACATTACCTGGTAATGTTAATACTTCATTACCTGAAATGATAGAAGCAGGATTGCCACCAAGCGCATTACGCGGCAGCGGTATACAAGAACCGTTAGGGGGCGACAGAGATCCAGGAACATTTGACACGCACGGCGAAGGTGCTCAAATCGATCCAAGATTATTGACTGCTGTAAATCAATTAGTAGCAATGTCAGGAAGCGGAGCTGCTCCGTTTAAGATTTCGCATTTGACAGCACTTAATGACTATTATCATAACGTGAATTTACCGGGTAGTCAACATACAAAAGGTAGAGCGGTAGACTTTAAATTAGACTTGCCGCCGGGACAAGAAGCACCTAGCGAAAGACAATTTCAAGAACTATCAAATTTCATGAAAGGAACTTTGGGTTTTGATGTCGTAATCAACGATC